CGGGCGTACTGGTTGTTAAGGACGTGGCCCCAGCCCTCGCTGAACTTGACTTCGCCGACGTCGTGGATATTAAGGCGTTGCCAGTTGAGCTTGGCTTCCTTCGCCTGGCGGCGAGATAGCTGCGACATGGTTTCGTAGATCTCACTATACCGCACACCAGAAGCCACAGCAGGGTCATCAACGATATCGTAGGCCTTGGGGATCTCTAGCTTAACACTGATCTGAAGCTGATTCTCCGGGACCCCGTTGACGATGTTGGCCGGGTCGAAAACGATCCAGTTCTGGGCGTTCCCGTCCATCCTACGGACGCTATCGAAACCAAGGTTCTCCCAGAGTTGGTTGACATCTCCCTTGTAGAACGCAGCGAAGTCGATATCGCCAGGAGTGAGGACGTTGTAGAAGGTGTTCCCGGTGTTCGGGTCCTTCCATCTGCCGTTCAGGTGGTCAACGAACCCCTGGTATCCACCCTTGAACTCGCTAGGGTTGGCGATAGCGTAGTTCTGTAGCTGCATACGGATCTTGCTGTTCAGCCGCCCGTCGTACATAACGGGGCGCGTTACGTGTAGTTGTACCTCTGAAAGACCAGCGCGGCTGGAGCCCCGCCGTAGGTTCCGAGCGTTGTCCACACTCGTGCTGAAGTAAAATCCCTTACCGTTATAGATGGGATTCTTGGGATCGATGTTCGAACCAAACTGTTTGTCCGCCGCCGAGAAACGCACCGTGGATCCGTGCTGCAAGGTGAGAGGCGCACCATTCGCATCGACAGCCAGGGTGCCGAATACTCCCTGGTCGCCATTAACCACAGCGCCGTCAAGCCATCCCCGAACGTTTGGGGAGAGATCACGGACCCTTGGGTCCACAGGTAGTTTAGGACTCTTGCTTCTTGCGATGACGTCGATAGCCTCTTCAACGGATTCGAAGCCAGCATTCCTAACGTCACCAACAACTTGATTCGTTCTCGTAATATCCAACGTAAACTCGAACTCCGTCGGATGTGCGACTCCAAGCCTTGAACCCAGTGCGCTGTTCTTGAACCGGCTCCACACTGACAAGTCGGAAAAATAACGGAGGGTTTCATCACCGAGGGGCACCCTTAGGATATAGCGGGGGGTGATAACCACCATAGGTTTCCAGATACGAAGATAGGCGTCTCTGGCCCTCTGCCAGGTGTCGATCACCTTCCCGACGTCGTTAGTCTCTCTTAGTAGTTCTCCTGTTTCCTTGGAATAACGTGTAGCCTTGATGAGAGCATGGACATCGTATTGCTTGGGATCGAGTCCAGGGGCGAACCTACGCCCCCACTGTAGAACAGACTTGCGATAACTGACCATCTCGTGCAGGGTACGGCGTACCTGTACCGGGTCGATCATAACCAGCCTGTTACGAAGCTGGGTCTCAAGCTGAGCGCCGATGGCGTCCTCAACCAGACCCTCCCTGCCTGCTCCGAACAGGTTGTCGGAGGCTTCCTGCGCCTTCGTCAGGTGGATATCCGCGATATCCATAGCAAGGCGCTCTTCGATGCCTAGGTTCTGGGCCTCACGAACGATGATCTTTCTCTGGATCTCTTTGATGAAGGCTTGGAACTGTTCCACCCTCTGAGGGTTCTTGGGGTCAGCGATACGCTGGGCCTTCAGAGCCAGGGCACGGATCTCGTTACGACTGAACTCACGGGAGCGGGTGAGGATGCGTTCCGTCTGTAGGGACAGGTTGCGCTCAAGATCGACCACGTTCCCGGCCATACGGTTAAAGGTTGCGCGGGTCGCCCGAGCCACTCGCGTATCCGCGCCCGGAAGGACCCTGGTGGCCCTACGGGTCATGCCCCTGACGGTCGGACGGGGCGCGTAGTGCATGATGTTACCTGATTGGTGGGAAGAGCCGTATCCGTTGAGGAAGTCCTGGAACAGGGCGTCCTCTGTGTCCTGCTGCTGCATAGCCTTCGCTACGGTCCACTCTGTGCGAGAGTCCGAAGCGAGGTCTAGCTGGCCCGCCGTGCGGCGAGCGACATCATCGTGGAAGGACTTAAGGAAGTCGAAAGCGGCGGTCCCCTCGGCGGGCTTGGCCCCGAGGGACACCTTCCAGAAGTCGGAGATATCCCCGATCAACTCAGCTTCCGTGCGTGCGGCACGGTTGGCCTTGACGTAATCGAAGACGTAGTTCATGAAGAAGGGGTCGATGCCCTGGCCTGTCCACCGCTGCTGGAACGCGCTGAGCAACCTGTCCTGGAAGTTACCTACGACCGCATCCGACTTCGCCAGATGCTGTAGGAGCATGTCTTCGGCGTTCGCGTTGGGGACCGGCACATCCTGGAGCTTCATCCAGGCACGACGGTACACGTTGCTTCTGGGAAGGTTATCTACCCCACCCGCTGCTGTGACGACCTTCTTGGCTCTCTCGTAGACAGCATAGAAGTCGCCCTGGTCGAGAGCCCAGAGAGGGACGTTATCGGAGGTGACCGCGACAGCGATCTCGTCCGTGTTCTTGAACGCAGTGGTGGCGACGCCTGTGTTGGGGTCGATGTTAACCGTAGGAACGCTAGAAGAGATCCTGTCGAGAGATTCGATCACCTTCTCGTAGGTGAACTTCGCGGGGCTCTTCCAGCCTAGACGGATGAAAGGCTTGTCAACGACCTTATCGACGTAGTTGATCCACCTTACTGCTCCCATCTCTCCCTCATACAGCTTGGAGAACTGGAAGTACTTAGCCGCCCTCGTGACATGCAGCAGCTTACCGCCGACGATGAGGGGGTCAGCATACCACGTAGCGATAAGGTCCGTAACCATGGCCTGCCAGGGTTCGTATCCCCTGTCGTTGATGAGCCATTCGGTCAGGTCCCTCTTGCCACCGAAGATCTCTTCCGACTCCAGGAGGTTCCCCTGGAACTCCTGTTCGATCTTCTTCTGGTCGTAGTCCTCCCACATGGCTGCACCCCACGTATTCGCGTAGATGTAGTCCATGTTGGAGATAAGGTTGGCGGCGACGCCACGGAAGGGCTTGGCGATCTCTTCATACACGCCGCCCGCACGACCGAGCCACTTCCCTACTAGGGAATGCTCGTTGTCGTAGTCTTCCTGCTGGATCGTATCGAGGATATCCGAGCTGATCTTCTTGTACTCGCGCAAAGCCTGCTTGACAGGCTGTCCACCGTAGATGTAGTCGTACGTCTTCCGGATGCTCTCTGACGCCAGGGCCACGCGATCCTGCTCTAGCTGCTCGCCCGTGACGCCCTGAGCGGTGAGCCAGGGGCCAACTTCCTCTTCGCTGGTCTTAGAGATCTCTTCAGCGTCCCTGATGGCTTCCTCAAGGGTAGACTGGTCCAGGGTCCTGGCATCCGCGCTCGCGATGAAGCGGAGGGCGTCTGCGCGGTTCTGGATGCGTACGCCAGACAGGGCAGCGGTGTGGGCCAACGCGATAGCAGCTTGTCCGTCTCCGACGCCGTTGCCGAGGATGTCGGTGAGGTTCTGGTCGAACAGGTTAAGGTCGGTCTGCGTCTGGGCCATCCCGATGGCCGCCGACATCGCGTCCCGATAGCTTAAGTCGTCGCCGAAATGCTTGGACAGCACCGCAACCCCCGCCGCCGTCCAGATCGGGTCGATGGGAGTTTTGTCCGGAACCGTCTCCCGGCCTTGCTCGTGAGGCCCCAAGGGTGTAGTGTGGTACCCTCCGGGGGTGGAGGCCAGTTGACGATAGATGACGGAGGCTTCAAGATGCGGCGAGATACGCCGAGCGGTAGCCAGAGATATCTCCTGGCCGCTGGTCGGGTCGATCCAATGGAAGATCCCCTTCTTATCCTTTGCGCGTGGGACTACCATCTTGAGGGGCAAAGCGTATTCCTGAGCGAGGAGACGGGAAGCCTTCCGTTTATCGGACTCATAGAGGTCCATCTGGGCGACTGCGAGTGCGACTTCCGGGGGGAGACCTGCATTCCCTACTTCGCTGACGACCGCATCCAGGTCCTGTACGAGTTGCCAGGGAGCATAACGCTGCGTCTCAGGGACGTTCCCGAGAGCATCCTGGAGCTGCTTGACACGATCGCTGTTTTCATAGATGGACAGCAAACGATCCTGCGGAGTGGGGACGTTACCGTATGACCGCTCAGCTACTATCTCCCTCTGGCTTGGTCGTGGTCCGGCCTGCTGTACGTAGACGGTCTGCTGTGTGGAGGACGTGGGCGCAGACGCCGGAGCCTGTGGGGCCTTTTCATCCCTTGTATTACTTGGTGAGGGATGCGGACCTTGCTGAGGCTCTGCTGGATCCGTCGGTGCAGGTCCGCTTTGTGGTTTGACCGGCATACTATCCCTCTCTCAGCATACGCGCAGCAAGGTTCTTGACCCTAGAACTCACCCCTGGGGTAGCCAGGAGCCGTTGTGCGATATCGGCCTTGAAGTCCTTGGCAGGGACCCCCTCGACGGTGTTAGGGCCAGATCCCCACGGTGCGCCAGAACTGACCGGCTCCATGGGTCTCTTCGTTGGACCGAACACCGCATGGTCCAATCCGGTGATATCCCCGTCGTACGTGAAGCTATCAGGGACATCACCTTCGTCAACCGGAAACTCGACAGGCTCTTCTACGCGGCTCAGGTCAACGTCCTGAACCTCGTCCATCGCCTTGTTGAGCTTGCTAGCAGTGCCCTTCGGGGCCGCTTCCGGCGTCCCCTGATTAGCTCGGTACTCAGGGGCTGCCATGTCACTTCTCCAGGGTGTTGCGACCCTTGGTCAGAAGCTCATGCACGGCCTTGTCGCGCTTGATCTGGTCGATCCCGTCACGGATCTGGACGTACCCTTCCTTAAGGTGATGCGGCAGGGTCTCGTCATCGGTGATCTTGACGACCTCGGCGCGAAGAGCATCAAGGTCCAGTTCCTTCTTCTTGTTAACCACTTTACGCTCCTGTTGGTTTGACGACGACGTTCGTGATGGGCGGCGGCTGGAAGTCCACTTCACGCAGCTTGTCAGCGTTGCCCGGGACACCGCCCTTAGACAGAGCGGTCTGTTGAGTAGAGGCACCAGGCATGGTTTGCGCCTCCATGGGTGTGCCTCCGGCAGCCATCCCACCAGCGGGAGGCGCGGCCTGTTCCTTCTCACGGAGCTTAGCCACAGCCTGCGTGAGAGAGTAGCCCTCTGCCTGGAGAACCTGGAGGTCCATGAGCATCTCGACAGGAGCCTCGGACAGGAGCTTCTGCATAAGCGCACCTTCCGTAGCTTCCTTCTCGATGCGAGTGTGTTCCTCAGCCGGGTCGAGCAAGAAGTCCACATGCTCGCGTGCGGTCTCACGGCTGATGATGCCCGCTCCCTGGTGCTGGATGATACGGACGTCTGCATTCATACGATCGAGGCCTGCTCCAGCCCCGTACGTAACGAGGTTCATGTAGCGTCCCTTGATGACTAAACCAGGCGTATAGCTCTTCTTCTTCCCAACACTCCTTACGAGAGGCTTATTGAAGTTGAGATACTGTTCGTCAACCTCTAGGGCGATCTCATTGGCACGGGTCCGGATGTTAGCCAGAAGGCGCTGAATGTTCCGTACGGTAGTAGTGAGCTGCCCCATGGTGGAGTTGACGAAAGCCGCGCTAGCGATGCTCTGAGAAACTTCGCCCTGTCGTTGTACCGGATAACCTGTGCCACCGCGTTGCTCTCGGTCCAAGTAATCCAGTAGAGCGAAGAGTTGGGGGGCGGCACCCGCAGGCTGCATCCTTCCGATCTGAGCGTCTGGGGTGTTGGGGTCGAGGCGATAGTGCGTCTTCGGTCCAGGCTTGTCTTTCTCATTCAGAACACCCTTGCTGACCAGCGGAGCGTACACCATCTGGTCGGTGTAATCCAAGACCTGACGGATGATGCGGTTCTTCGTGATAAGCGAGTTGAAGATCTGGTCGAACATACCACGGAACTGCCCGTCGTAGGTGTCGAGTTGAGCGAATGCAACCGGTACACGCTTAAGCTTGGGCTTCCATCTCTTCGTGATGAAGGTACCTCCATCGACGGGCTTCCCGCCTCGGGTAACGGCTACAGCCTGGACGCACTCATCTGCACTGTAATATTCGAGTACTTCGGCAGAGTCTGCAACTTCTGGACGAGTTGACAGCTCCAAGAAAGGAAACAGGCGGGCTGCCTGCCGCACGGGCATCTCTCGTACGACGAGAAGATCTTGAAGTTGGCCGTTGTACACGTCGGGGTATGCGTATCGCGGGTCGATACGATGAAAGCAAGGGTAGGGAGAGTCGTCGTCCCAGTTGATGACCACGAAAGCTGCTCCTGCACCCGCAAGGTCCATGGCCAAGCGCGGAATGAGTTGTTCACCGTCGTTGACCCTCCAGTACGTATCGCAGATCGCTTCGCGGACGTTGGCGTTCTCTGCCGCCGTTTCGGTGTCGTCCACGGCCATACAGCGCACGACGGGGACGCTTTCAGTAACGAGTCGGCTGATGTCGTCCATACCGACCTGAACGAGGTTCATGACGGAAAGACCCTCGTTGTCGTACACCATGTCGCCGTGGGCGCGGCTGAGGTAGTCGCCCTTATACAGGCTGTCCAGGTCCCGCATACGGGTCTTCCAGTCCTGATAACCCTCGATACGGAAGCCTCGGGTCTCTAGGATGAAGTCCGTATCGAGACGGGACTCCTTGACTGCTTTGATGTCTACTGCCATCTGAACCCCTTAATCAGGCGCGGCGGGGGCCGCCAGCCCCTGCCCCAACCGGAGTGATCGTCGTCATCATTAAGTTCTCCGCGCCTCGGAACCAGACGGGAGTAGTTGAACTTGATGAACCAAAGAGCCATGAGGATGTCGTCCGTCTGGCTCTGAGGCCAGCTCATCACTTCGTCCAGGAGTAGCTGTGCCATCTGCTTCCCTTCGGAGTCTCCGAAAGGGAGTCTGATCCTTCCGTACTCAAACTCAACAGCAAGGGACCCCACCCCAAGGTTAGGGTCCCCCTTGTTCCTGGACGTAGTATGCGGCAGAACCATAGTCTTACTTCTGATCCTGTCCATGATGGGATCCTGTAGCAACCAACGCTGAGCAGCGTTCTGTTCGAAGATGAAGTAATCAACTGGACCGTACCTCTTCAAAGTGTCCTGGATCGTATTAAGCATCTTACGAACGTTCATCGTTTCGTGTCGTATCTCCAAGACCTCGCACTCGAAGGTATCTCTGTCGTAGAGAATGTCAGCGACGATGAGCCCGGCCAGCTTGGTGGGCGATGGGTCAAGCGAAAGGACGCGAACACGAGGCCTTGGATCCTCTTCGTCATACGGAGACGTCCTACCTGCTCTCCTGTGCTGATCCAGGCAACCTCTGTGGGTAGCGTCTCCAAAGATCCACTCCGGCATCGCTAGGCGCTCTCCCGCAGGGAGCGGATTCTGCTGGTACATAGCCTCGAAGTTCTGGCTACCTACGTCCTGGTAGACCTCCATAAGGTCGTTGAAGGTCCATTTCTCCGGCCATAGTACCTGCTTCTCATCCCAATCCAAGACCGCAGGGTAGTTGATGTGGAGCCATCGCTTCGGCGCTCCTGCGACACGAGTAAGCTTCTCCTGTGCAAGTTCTCCGTACAGGTCGTACAGATGGAGACGCTGACCGATGACGATAGCCGAAGCACCAGGCTCAAGACGGGACATGACGTCACCGTGGAACCATTCACTTAGCTTGGCCCTCTCAGTCTCGCTACGTGTGGTAGGTCGGTCCACAGCGTCGTCCACGATGATCCAGTGGGCTTCCATCCCGAGGATCTGCTGACCCGCACCACGGACCTGGATAGATAGGTCACCGGACTTCGTTTCTCGCGTACGACCATCGACCAGTAGCTCACCACTATTGGGCCGCCAGGGCCAGTCGCCCATCTCGGGCTTGAAACGTCCGAAGTCCTTAATAAGCTCCCGGTTATAGGAGAGAGCGTAAGAGATCTCATTGGTGAACTTCTTGGCTAGTTTGTCCGTCTGGCTACAGATGAGGATCTGAAGGTTCCTATCCCTGGCGATCAGCCAGATGGGGAACCAGACCGAGAAGATGGTAGATTTAGCATGACGTGGGGGGCAGTTGATAAGGACCCGCTTGCTCGATAGAGCCTGAGTAACCCAATCCTTATGTACCGGCTGTAAAGTACGTCCGCTGTATCGGTTGAAGAAAGCCTGGAATCCATCGGATGACTCTGCCAGCATGGGCTTACAGTGTGCTGGCAGGTCTTCTGGCTTCCTCGGGTCTGGTACGTCGTAGATGAGACCATCGCCGGACTCCTTCGCGTACTTGAGCAGACTCCAGATATGCCTCTCAGACCTCCCGAGCTTTTCAGCGATCTCTCGGGTGGTCATTCCCCGCGCTTTCATAGCTGCAACCTGGGGTGCGAGCTTCGCGGCGGGGATACGGGTCTTGGTAACTCTCTTGGTCGATTTGGCTACCATTATTCCCCACGGGGCTGTTCGGGGTTCAACTTCCCCTTTCCAACCCTCTTTCGATCTTGGCCTAGATCGAGCCCCTGGCTTCAGGCTCTACCCCATATATTAAGCACGGTAACAACAGCGTCAAGAGCAGGTTAAGTCTTTACAAGATCTTGGTCTATCAGCGGCTCACGAGCCGCATCTGCCTCGGGGGTAACACCGAGGTAATGTTGGTACAAGAGGGTTGGGCCATCAGACCAACCCCATCTTACCGTTAGCGCCGGAAGTGTTGCACTGAAGGCGATAACGTATGGACTAAGAGAGAAATATATATATATATACTTATGTACCCCGGTCTTTACCGTCTTCGTTGTTCCATCTGACTGTAAGTCAACGTCACATCACTCGGAAGAGTGATGAAACACTTTGATCGGAGGATCTAGGTGTTGAATACACTTACACTATCACCGTGAGGTGATGATG